TTGAGGTCGTTCCAAGGACTGACCCGCCGGGGATTGTCCCCGACAACAAACAGCGCATCGAGAAATGCCTCGCCAGCTTCGCCCAAGGCGCCATGAACTTTCCCGTACAGGGTGTGATTGGCCGCTGCGCGGCCCGCGCGTGCTTGCCGGACCAGGGTGTCGAATGCGGGTAACTCGTAGCGGCTTCGCACCAGCATCTCGATGCCGACGTTGACGATGTCGGCCACATCCTCCTTGGTCATCGCCGCATCGTTGACCGCCTCGCGCAGCAGCGCCTGACCGGCGGCCCCAAAAGGCTTGACGTCGAGAAATTTCCGCACCGCCGCCAAATGCTTTCGGCGCGCCTGGGATTCATCGTAGCGGCGCAAATCTTCTGGATCAATGCGCCGCCCGATGGCCGAGGCGATATGCTCGACGATCATTTGCGGGATCTGGCTCGACACGACGAAATACCCCAGGCGCTGGAAAGACTTGAGCAAAAGCATAAACCCCAGTCGCGTCGTGGGTGCGCGCGCGGCGAGGGTGCCATACGCTTGTTCCTCCTGCGTTGGCGTGTAAAAACGCTCCAGTTCCGCAGGCGATGGACGACTTTTAAAGCGCGGATAGGCGGTATCGCTGGGTTGCAAGTGGGTGGTCCTGGCGGTTTGAAATTCTTGCGCTGTATCGTTTAAAGTAAACTTTATTTGCACTGCCATTCTGGCACGGCCCCATGCGCCCTGGCGGGCGGTTTTGCACGAAGGATTCAATTGGGACAGCGAGCGGCCATTTACTGCCGGGTTTCCACGGCCGACCAGACCTGCGCTCGCCAGGAGGCCGATCTGCGGGCGTTTGCCGTGAAGGCGGGCTTTGATGTCGTGGGGTCTGGAAGGAAACGGCCTCGGGCGCCAAGGATGATCGCGCCCAGCGCAAGAAGGTCATGGCGCTGGCCCAGGCGCGCGATGTCGATGTGGTCCTGGTGACCGAGCTGACCCGCTGGGGGCGCTCGACGATCGATCTGTTCCACACGCTGGGCGAGCTCCAGGCGTGGGGCATTTCCCTGATTGCCCAGACAGGCCTGCAGTTCGATCTGGGTACGCCGCAGGGCAAGCTGATCGCCTCGCTCATGTCCGTGCTGGCCGAATTCGAGCGCGATCTGCTGCGCGAGCGGGTGCGCTCAGGCATTGCTGCAGCGCAGGCGCGCGGCGTGCGCTTTGGGCGCCAGCCCGGCCAGCGCGTCAAGGCCGATCGCCATCAAAAGCGCGCGCTGGAGTTGGTGACTGCGGGGCAGTCGTACCGGGAGATTGGACTGAGGCTGGGCATCAGCAAGAACACGGTGCTGGACATCGTCAAGCGCTACCGCGCAAAACAAGCAGCGATTACAGGCTGAGGTTCAGTGGATAGTTTCACCAAAGCGCCTCTGTCAAATCACTGGGATCCAAGCCTGGCGCGGGTTTGCAGGCGATCTTACTCATTTACGAACGAATCCTTACGCCTACCCAGCGACAGAGAGGTACAAAGCTGTACGGTGAAGTACTTCACCAAGATTAAAACCCGCTGATTCCAGACACTAAAGGCTCTTCTCCCAAGAGCCTTTTTAACGTCTGGAGTCCGCCATGTCCTCTTCATCTTTTGCCGCCCTGGTGCGCAGGCCCCGGCGCATCATGGCTCGGCCCACCAACAGCTGGGGCCGCTGGTGGGCTGGCTACGTGCGCCAGCGCAACGAGTCGCGCCTGGCGCGCCACCAGCCCGCCCACAAGCCGCGCATGCAGCGCGCCGCCCGCGTTGCCCTGTGGCTTCACGTCGGCGCCCTGCTGCTGGCCCTGTTCGCCATCATCGGACTGGGTTTCTGATGGACTGGATCAACACCCTCAAATCACTGGCGCCCACCGTCGCCAGCGCCCTGGCTGGCCCGCTGGGCGGCGTGGCCGTCAGCGCCATCGGCGCGCTGCTGGGCATGCCCGATGCCACCCAGGACAAGATCGCCCAGGCGATTCAGGCCGGGCAAATGACGCCCGAACAGATCAGCCAACTCAAAGCGCTGGAGCTGCAATACCAGAGCGATGAGCGCGAGCGCGGCTTCAAGTACGCCGAACTGGCCTTCAAGGACCGCGACAGCGCGCGCCAGGCAAACGTGCAGGGCGGCACTCAAAAATACCTGTTCTGGCTCAGCCTGGTGCTGCTGGTGGCCACGCTGGGCTGCGAGATTCTGGTGCTGTTCAACGGCTACCCGCACAGCACGCCCGAGATCATTGTTGGCCGGGTGCTGGGCCTGATGGACGCGGTGGCGCTGATGGTGCTGGGCTACTGGTACGGCTCCAGCAACGGCTCCTCACAAAAGGGCGAGCAACTGGCTGCCGCCATGAGGCCCTGACACGATGGATGAAAAGTACCACGAACAGGCCAGCGCCCTGGAGCAGTCCGAGCGTGACTATGCCGTGCGCGCCGCCCACACCAGCTGCCAGGGGCCGGGTCAAGCCGAGTGCGAGGACTGTGGCGAAACCATTCCAGCCCGGCGTCGGCTGGCTGCCCCCAGCGCTATCCGCTGCATCGCCTGCCAAACGATTTTTGAAAAACTAAAAGGGAAACTCCATGCCAAATTCAGTTGAAACGCCACAGTGGCAAGGAAACGATATCGGCGCGGCAGCGCTGGTGCAACTCGCCGAGGTCAAGGGCCAGCTGACCATGATTGTGCAGCTGATCCAGACCAACCACGGCGCCACCCACCAGCGCATTGATGACCTGCGCCAGACGGTTGAAACGCGTTTTACCGGCGTTGAAGACCGGCTCGAAGTCATCGAGAAAAACGAACGCGAGACGGCTATTCGCGCCGCTGGATCAGGCGCCTTTTCCGGGGCTATCGTGGCTGGCGCCATCGAATTGATGAAGCACTTTGGCCCATAAGCATGGCCTACGACAAAACCACGCGTGCCAAGGTGCGCAGCCAGTACCTGAAGGGCCTGCCGCTGGCCACGGCCGCCGAGGCTTGCGAGGTGCCCTACAACACGGCGCGCAACTGGAAGCGCCAGGCCGCAGAAACGGGCGACGACTGGGACCTGGCCAAAAACGCCAAGCGCATGAGCAAAGGCGGAATGGAAGAAATGGCGAACGAAGTGCTGGGCGGCTTATCCGAGCAGTTTTTGGCGACGATTGAGGCGATCAAGGCTGATCCCAAGATGCCCGCCGACAAGCGCGCCGACATCATGGTCAAACTGATGGACGGCTTCAACAAAACTATCAGCGCCGCATCGCGCGCCATGCCCGGCGGCAACCGCCTGGCGGTGGTGATGGATGTCGTGAAATTCCTGACCGTGTTCATTGGCAAAAATTCGCCCAAGCTGCAAAAACAGTTCATTGAAATTTGCGAAGCGGCCAGCCCTGAGTTCGTGCGCGAGTTCGGTTCGGGTTCCTGATGGCCAAACAGCTCAAACTGCGGGACAAGGACTTTCTGGCCGAGCTGGCTGGCTTTGCCGAGCAGCAGCGCCAGCTGGTCGAGGCCGAGTGCGAAGGCTTTGCCACCGACCACGCCGCGCGCGACATCCGGCGCACCAAGGCGCACAGCGACTTCCGGTTTTTCTGCCGAACCTACTTTCCGCACTACGTGAAATCCGACGAATCGGAATTTCAAAAGTGGTTTTACGACACGGTACCGGGCTATATCGACCAGCCACGCGGCATCTTTGCCAACATTTCGGCGCCGCGTGGCAATGCCAAATCGACGCTGGCCACCCAGCTTTTCGCGCTCTGGTGCGTGATCACCGAGCGTAAATGGTTCATTCCTATCGTGATGGACAGCATCGACCAAGCCGCGCCTATGCTTGAATCCATCAAGGTGGAGCTGGAGAGCAATCCGCGCCTGGCAATGGACTTCGCCGAGGCTTGCGGCGCGGGCCGGGTCTGGAACGTCGGCGTCATCATCACCGCCAATGGCCGCAAGGTGCAGGCCTTTGGTTCTGGCAAGAAGATGCGCGGCCTGCGCCACGGCCCGCACCGGCCCGACCTGGTACTGCTCGACGACATTGAAAACGATGAGCAGGTGCGCTCCAAAGAGCAGCGCGACAAGCTCGAAGCATGGCTGACCAAGGTCGTCATCCCGCTTGGCCCGCCCGACGGCTCAATGGACATCGTGTACGTCAACACCATCCTGCATTACGACTCGGTGGCAAACCGTTTTCACAACAAGCCACTGTGGAAGCGCAATAAATTCAAGGCGATCCTGCTATGGCCTGACCGCATGGACCTGTGGGAAAAGTGGGAAGAGACTTTCATCAACGAAAGCGAAGAAGACGCGGACGCTTTTTACGAAGAAAACCGCCTGCTGATGGACAAGGGCGCGCAGGTGACTTGGCCGTCCATGCAGCCGCTCATCACACTGATGAAAAAGCGCGCGGGCGACCACCACGCGTTCGACTGCGAATACCAGAACGACCCGACCAGCGACGCCGCCTCGTTCTTCGACAAGATGCAGTTCTGGGTGCAGCCCAGCCGCGACTGGGTGTTTTACGGCGCCCACGACCCCAGCCTGGGCAAGCAGAACAAGAGCCGCGACCCGAGCGCGACCGGAGTCGGCGGCTTTGACAGGAATCACGGCGTGCTGTGCGTGGTCGAGGCCATCGTGTCGCGCCGCGTCCCAGACCTGCAGATCAGCCACATCATCGAATTCCAGCGCCAGTACAACTGCCTGGTGTGGGGCTTCGAAGCCATCCAGTTTCAGGAGTTCATGCGCCAGGAGCTGGTCAAACGCTCAGCCCGCGCAGGTGTGCCGGTGCCAGCCGTCGCGCTGCACCCGCACAGCGACAAAAACCTGCGCATCGAGTCGCTGAGCCCGCACGTCAACAACGGCCTGATCCTGTTCTACCAAGCGCACACGGTGCTGAACAGCCAAGTGCGCCACTGGCCCGAAGCCGATCACGACGACGGCCCCGACATGCTGCAGATGCTGTGGATGCTGGCCGTCAGCCGCGCCGGAGGCATCCCCAAAATAAAAACTGGCCCAAGAAATAAAGGAAATAAACGATGAGCACTCTGCGCGGCCTGATTCAAGGCGTCAAAGGCTGGCTGGGCAAGCCCGTGGCCACGCCCGAAACCGACCCTGAACGCTTCTTTTCTTCGCTCGCCTGGCTGCCCAATCCTGACCCGATCCTGCGCCAGATGGGCCGGGCCGATGCGGTCTATCACAGCATCATGATGGACGCGCATGTGATGGGTGAGATCCGTTCAATCCGGGGCTCATTTCGCTCGCACGAATACCGGCTGGTAGTCGGCAGAGAAGACGATGCCAAGGCGGCAGCAGCGCTGGATACCTGCAAACGCTGGATGGAAAGCGGCCCGCCGAACAAGGTAGCGGACTGGATGGAAGTGATGTGGCAGATGTGCTCCTGCATCCTGACCGGCTACAAGCCGCATGAGCTGGTCTGGGGCTATAACGCCGACGGCAAGCTGGTGCCAACCGAAGTCGCTGACCGCCCCGGCCGACGCATTCTTTTCGATGCCTACGCCAACCCGCTGCTGGTTAGCAAAACCACGCCGCTGGGCGCGCCGGTCGAGCCTTACCAGTTCGTCGTCTCGCGCCACATGGCGACGACGGACAACCCCTACGGCATGGCGCTGCTGTCGAGCTGCTTCTGGCCCTGGACGTTCAAGACGGGCGGCTGGCGCTATTTCGTCAAGTATTGCGAGCGCCACGGCCTGCCGTGGCCCGTGGGTCGCTACCCGCAAGGCACCAGCGAAGAAGAGCAAGACATCCTGGCCGACGCGCTGGCCAGCATGGTCGAGTCGGGCTACCTGGTAGTTCAGGAAGGCATCGGGATCGAGCTGCTGGTGCCGCAGGGCGGCTCGGGCTCCACGCCACAGCAGGAACTGATCAGCCTGGCAAACCGCGAAATGAGCAAGGCGCTGACCAGCCAGGCCATGATCGGCGAGCAGCTGACCGTCGGCTCAAAAGCCGCTGCCGATACCGCCCAGGTGCGGCAAAACAGCGTGCATGACTCCGACCGTGACATCGCGGCCGCAAGCATGAGCCAGATCTTCCGCTGGATCACGCTGTTCAACTTTGGCGAAGGCGTTCCGCCGCCAACACTGGAATTTTTCCGGCAGGAAGATGCAGGCAAAGCGCGCGCTGATACCTATGACGTGGCGCGCAAGGCCGGTGCCAAGCCGTCGCGCAAGGCGATGCTGATCGAGCTGGGAATTCCTGAAGCCGAAGACGCCAGCGATGAGCTGCTGCCCGACGCCCCGCCTGTTGCCCAGCCCGCCGCTGCCCCGGCGCTGCCCAAGCCCAAGCTGCAATTGGTGAACTTTTCAAGGGTGCCCGGCTACAGCTTTGCCCAGGCCGTCGGCATGACCGACGACGAAGCCCTGCAACTGGCCACCGACACCGCTGACCAGGTGATCGAAGACACCATGATCGCGCCCATCGCCCGCATGCTGGCCGAGTTCGAAGCCAGCGGCAAGACGCTGCAGCAGTTCAATGACGCGTTGCAGGACATGGTCGGCCAGATGGACGACGAAGGCCTGCGCGAAGTGCTGGAGCGCGCCTTGAGCTATTCCATTTTGCGCGGCGCCGCCACCAACGCCCCCTGATTTACCACCGGAGAAAACCATGAATGTAGAAAAAATCGTACTGGGCCAGGTCAAAGCGGTCATTTTTGATTTACCGGTTGCTGAGCAAAAAAGGGTCAAGGTTTGCGCTGAAAAACTGCGACAAATGATTGATGAAGAAGGCCCACACGGCGTTTTGGCGCTGGCGCTGGCGCTGGTCAGTGCAGAGGAGGCAGCAAAATCATGACGCGAGCAGTCACTGAACGGGACTTTCGGATGCGAAGGTCGAGGATTACGAGTTTCGTGAGGACGGCAAAGTAGTGCGCAAAGACCGCTGGGAAACCGGCATTCGCAAAATCGCGTCGATTCTCAAGTTGGGCCGAGGAGATTGGGAGATTTCTGAGGTGGTGCAGGCCGTGGAGGCGCTTGAGCTTGCAGCAAACCCCAAGGCTGTCTGCCCTGATCAAGCATGCCTTTGGCGCGGCAGGCGGTCAGAACTCATCTCTCACGAGAGCGGGTTGCTCTGCCCGAGTTGTTCTGAACTTGTTGAAAAACTCAAACCAGCCGGGGCCCCAGCATGATGATCCGCTTTCGGCATGGGGCAACGCATGGCTGATGTAGCCGTGCGTGATTTCGGCGTCCAGTTCCAGGGCGCCATCGACAACCTCAAGGGCAAGCTGCCCGAGAGCACGCTGGCCTGGGATGACCTGGCCGGGCCGGTGCATGGCAAGGTCTTCGCCATCGCTGGCGCCACCAACGTGGACCTGGTCAGCGATATTCAAAAGTCGCTGGTCAGCGCGCTTCAAAAGGGCACCACCATCGCCCAGTTTCGCAAAGACTTTGATGCCTCGGTGCAGCAGTACGGCTGGACCTACAAGGGCAAGCGCGGCTGGCGCACCAGCGTGATCTTCGACAACAACATGCGCAGCGCGCACATGGCCGGTCGCTGGGAGCAGCTGCTGGCCAACAGCGACCGCCGCCCCTACCTGCAATACCGAACGGCCGGTGATGCGCGCGTACGTCCGCAACACCGGGCCTGGAATGGGCTGATTTTTCCGATTGGTGATTCTTTCTGGCAGACGCACTATCCGCCCAATGGCTGGGGTTGCCGCTGCACCATCCGCGCTTACAGCGAGGCCGATCTGAGCAGTCTCGGCGTCAAGCCAAGCCCGCCGTATGAGGTCAAATATCGCACCGTCGTGAGCAAGGACGGCGAGATCAAAGACCGGGTGCCTATCGGCATTGACCCAGGCTGGGATCACAACGTGGGCCAGTCGTGGCTGGCGCCCGAGCTGGCGCTGGGGCAAAAACTGGCCAGCCTGCCCCGGTATCTGCAAGGTCCGATGGTGGATAAAGCCATTTCACCGGCCTATCAAAAGGTGCTCAGCGAGCAATTTAAAGCCTTTCGCAATGCTTCTGAAGCCACTTCAGTGGCGCGGAAAACGGCGCAGATCGTCAGCTTCCTGGACAGTCCGACCCTGACCGCGCTGGCCGATAAGGTGCCAGCGCTGACGCTGGAGTCCACCAGCGTCGGCGTGTTCAATCGCAATATCGGACTGGCCGAGTCCGGCGCGACGGTGAAGACCGCAGCCAGCAGCACCTGGCCAGCAGACTGGATTGATGCTTTGCCGGAAAATCTGCGCAACTACCGGGCGGTGCTTTGGGACACGGAAGCCGAGGCCTTGGTGGTGATCCCACAGGGCAGTTTTGATAAATTGCTGGTGCCGCAGGTGGTTCTAAGGCCGAATGCCACGACCCAGCAGGGCCGGGCGGTATCAGTTGAAAGTCTGGGCGCGCTGCCAGCGGAAGACCTGAAGGTCGAGAGATACACGCTGCTGGTTGGGAAGCTGTGATCCCTGACGAATGGGCAATTGTTTGGCGCAATCCGGTCAGGTTCTGGGCATTTCTCTGACATTAAATTGGCAAATCATCGCTGATTTTGGTTACTGGCTGGATCAAATCAAACGTTTTTGTCAAAACGTAAATATTCGGCGACCCCATAACGGCGTCAGGGTAAAAATTGCATTGGTGCCGCCGGGAGACAGTTTTTCGGTAATCTTGCGTCCATGCAAGCAGAGTCGTTCTCTTTGGAGTCGAGTTCGCCAGCAAGAGAGGCGGACGCGGTTCCATTTGCCAGCGAATATGTGACGCTGACCAGGCAAGCGCATATCGAGCTGGTCATGCAGGCCCATTTCTACAAGAGCCTG